TGATGGAGACGCCTTCACCAAGAGGAATAACTAATGAACGATAAAGAACTAATAGAATTGATTTCCCATAACGCTAAAACTGCCGATTGGAGAAAGGTTCAAGAATGGTTCTGGTCTCTCGAAAGAAAGAAAAATCCAACATTAAATATTATTGTTGATGGAGACGATAAATAGAATTGCCGAGGTCGTTGAGAGACGAAATATAGGTTTCTTGGACGTGGGTGCGATTCCCACCGCCTCCACCATAGGTACACTACCTAATAACAGCGGCAAACACGTGGAGTTATTAGGAGTCTTGCAAGCTAGTGTATCTTTGATGGGGGCGAACAGGTTCGACGGGATACAGTAAGGTCGTAAGGAGACCAAAGGCAAATTGCAGGTGCAGCAAACGACAATGTACCATTTGACTTCGCTCTAGCAGCGTAAGTTCATTGGGTTGGCAACTGACCTAGAAACAGAACAGTTGCTTTTTTATTTGTTTATGGTATAATATGAATATGGCTCCGTAGCTCAACTGGACTAGAGCGCATGACTTCTAATCTTGAGGCTGCAGGTTCGAGTCCTGCCGGAGTCGCCATTTCTAAGGAGAACTAAAATGTCAAGACATAATCACTGGTTTTGGAACAGTTCTTTTGTCAATGTTGTCCATCAAAAACTACTAACTCTAACTTCATACATCTGGAAGAAACAGAACCACAATCACTGAGGATTATATCATGAATAAACTATTGATCGCTGCTATTGTTTTGTTTTCAACATCCGCAATCGCAGATTATAATGTCGTGGTTAGTAAACGTCATCAAACTATGAGTATTTACGAGAATGGCCAACTCATGGATGTTTGGCCAGTCTCTACTGCCAGGAAGGGTTATTATACTCCAACTGGCTCTTATAGACCTTATGCCTATCAACTAATGCACTATTCTAAGAAGTACGACAATGCGCCTATGCCACATTCGATATTTTTTACAGGGGGTTATGCTATTCACGCTACTCCTCATATCGGCAATCTTGGTCGCCCTGCCTCCCATGGGTGCGTTCGTCTTCATCCAACACATGCTTCAGAACTTTATAATATGACGAAAGGTGAACCTACTACTATTACAATCAAGGATTAATCACATGAATCAATCTCTTTCCTATTCTCGTATCTATATGCTAAAATCTGCTTTTGAATATGAATTAAATAACGTGTTGGCATTTGAGGATAGACAAGAGTTTTTTAGAGTTATTAACTATCTTCAAAATAGAATTGAACAGTTGAAAGAAGAAGAAAAACAATGTTTAAAAATTCAAGCTTCGTAATTGAAATAGAAAATCTTTGTAGAGAAAAAGATATAGAATATATTGATGCGGTTGTGTTTTGGTGTGAGAAGAACAATCTTGACATAGAAACTGCAGCATATTGGATTAAAAAAGATCCTGTTATGAAATCAAAAATTCAGTATGAAGCTGAAAATCTGAACATCATAAAAAGAGGTTCAAGACTTCCTATATAAATATAAGGTTAACCAATGTGGAGGGTTCGATGCTCTTACAGACAATTGGTAGACCGTCTAATATATCTTTGGTTTTAGTTAAAAAAGCGGCGAAGTTTTACGGACAATACCTTTTAGGAAAAAAACTTTATAAAAATGTGTCTTTAATACTTAAATTTGAGAAGTTTGACAAAGATAACTGTGATTACGCTTATTGTGATTGGACAGATGACAATCACCAATCAAGAGAATTTAGAATAACTATAGACTCAAGACTTAACAAGAAGGAAATGCTTCTTGCGCTAGCGCATGAAATGGTACATGTTAAGCAGTATGCTAAAGGTGAAATGAAGGATATTTTTAGGCCAACCAGAATGGTTAAGTGGCAAGGCGAGAAATATCTTCACGAAAAGATGGATTATTGGGAACAGCCTTGGGAAATTGAGGCTTACGGTCGTGAAAAAGGTCTTTATTTCAAATTTTTGAACTATTTGAGAGAAGGCGAACCAAAAGAGATATAAAATGTCTGCGTTTGATGTCTATAAAGAATATGTGGCTCTGAAAAATCACTTCAACAAATCAGAATATGACTATTTTAAGTATAATGGTAAGTCAAGAACCAAAGTAGATACGTTCAACAAGCGAAAAGACAGGATTTTTTTCGAAAAACTTGCGAAAAATCCCAATTTTCACGAATTTCTTGTTGCTAATTTTAGTAATAATCCAAATTCTTGGATTCGTGACCTTGCTTATTCGCCAGAAGCTGACACAATTTACAAAAATTGGCTTAAAAAACAGCAATCTTTAACATATGCATTCAAAAATGACCTTTCAAAGCTCAATACTGACTTTGATAGCAATCTTTTGTGTAAAAATGGTCATCCAACACTACTAAAACTGTATCTTGGTAGTGAAATAAGCCTAGAAACTCTTTGTATTCTGTTAAACATCACAAAAGCCAGAAAATATTGGAATAAAAGTATGGAATTTGACCCAATTTGGGAAGAAATTTCACTGAAAGTTGAAAAATACACCCCATTTATAAAATACGATAAAGAAAAATTTGTGAAAATTTTACTTGACAAATTCAGCTAAACCAAGTAAACTAAATATTGTCGGGTGATACAAATGCCCTTCATACGTTGTAATACACTGTAATACGGAGAAATATATATGGTAGACTTTAAGGCTCTAAAAGCAAATCGTGGTTCTGAGTCACTAGAAAAACTTACCACAGAAGTCAAAAAGATGGCTTCTAACGAAACCAAGACATCAGATGATCGTTTTTGGCAACCAACCGTCGATAAGGTTGGTAATGGTTATGCCGTCATTCGCTTTCTTCCGGCACCAGGCGAAGAAGGTGTTCCTTTTGTTCGAACTTTTGATCATGGTTTCAAGGGACCGGGTGGATGGTATATTGAAAGTTCACTAACCACTCTTGGTAAAACAGACCCTGTTTCTGAATATAATACAAAGCTATGGAATGCATCAGAAGATGATAATTCATGGCAGCGGCAGCAGGCACGTAAACAGAAGCGTCGTCTTCATTATATTTCCAACATTTATGTTGTTAATGATCCGGGCAATCCTGAGAATGAAGGCAAGGTGTTTCTGTTCAAGTATGGCAAGAAGATCTTCGATAAGCTAAAGGAAGCAATGGAACCTCAGTTTGAGGACGAAACACCAATGAATCCTTTTGATCTTTGGGAAGGTGCTCCATTCAAGCTAAAGATTCGTCAGGTAGAAGGCTATCGTAACTATGATAAGTCAGAGTTCGGAGAAGTAGGTCCGCTTGATGATGATGATAAGGTTATGGAAAAGATTTGGAAGTCAGAACATTCACTACAGGAATTTCTAGACCCAAAGAACTTCAAGACCTATGAGGAACTTCAGGCTCGCCTTAATAAGGTTCTGGCTGAAAATGTTGCTGTAAAGAACACTTCACGTGCAGAAGACTATGATGAAGATTCTGCACCAGCTTTTAAGACTTCTGATCCACCATTTTCAACAGACGATGAAGACGGAGATGATGAATCAATAAAGTTTTTCAGAGATTTGGCTAAAAGCTAAAATTAAGGGGGCTTGTGCCCCCTTTTTTATTATCCCCACATATTCTTTTTGAAATTTTTCATTTCACTCCAATGAAGACCACCAATCATTGAAGCCCAATCTGGCCATGAATTGTCTCCTGGATAATTATAAGCATAACCTTCTCCACCACCACCCATCGATCCTACAGGGGGAGATATATTGTCAGCCATTGCATTTGGTTGTGATGTAGTTGCTGTTTCCAATGCAGCTTCTTGTTGTGCTTGTTGTTGTACCGCAGCTTCACTTACCATTTGATTATTCATAGCCGATCTGGACAAGGCTTGAACTAATTCAGCATTATCAGGTGATGTTTGTTGCATTTCTGGAATATTTGAAGAAGCTAAGGTTGTGGCTACCATAGGAGCAACAGCACCTACCATTGCTCCCATAGACTCCATTCCACCCATTGCGCCAATTCCGCCCATTCCACCCATCATGCCCATCAATGATGCCGCCATACTTGCATCTAGACTTGCAGTAACTGGATTGGTTGTTACTGGTGCTTGTGCTTCTGGTGTGGCTGTAGAAGGCGTTGGTGCGGATACTGGTGGTGCAGCCATTCCTGTTGTTGGACTTGGTGCAGACATTGGTGTTGCACCTTGTTTTGCCATATCAGCGTCGGTGGCGGATTTACCGGCTTGGTATGTGTCTGGTGTTGATTTTCCACCACCAGATGGTAATTCAGCATGAAGATGATTGTTGTGACCAGAAGCACCAAACTGGCCGCTTTCTCTCCAATAAACTTTATAACCGGCTCTTGTTAATTGTTCTGCTAATTTGTCGAATTTAGCACCAAGAACAGGATCACTTGCTTCTGTTACACCTCTACCCACATTGATATCAATAGCTCTACCTTCATAGTGAGCACGACCTTTATGAACAGGATTGACACCACCAAAAGCAGGATGTTCTGAAATTCTGAGACCTTGGCCCTGTAAATATTTTCCAAGAGCTATAACATCTCCTGAAGGAATTGCTGAAGAACCTTCCACTTTATCTTTACCTGTCATTGGTCCACTGATAGGCCCATGACCATGACCGGCCATTGATTCTGGATTCAAACTACGAGATGTATCTTGGGTTGCAGGACTACTAGGTAATTGAGTGGCTTGTGGTGTTGATACTTCTGGCATTTTCATTTTAGAAGTATCAACATTTATGCCTTGATACACACCTATTCCAGCGGTTTTACGACCATACCACTGACCCCATCCTTTTTTCTTTGCTTCATCTAATGCAAAGTCTATTTGTTTTTGTATAGAAGCGGCAGATCTATCTGTTGCGGGATCAATACCTGTTGCGGCTTTAAATCTATCACCTAGTCCTTCTGGACCACCAGTTCCTCTACCAACTAGTAATTGAAATGGACCGTATGAAGGTTCTCTATCCATTCCCCATTTTTTTCCGGGGGCAGAAGATCTATATGTGTTAAGACCTTCCGATTTAGCAATAGCAACAGCAGTTTCAGGGTCTATACCACGTTGTATTGCAGACTTTCTGATCATATCTGCTACAGTCTGTCTGTTTAATCCAGATTGCTCATATCCAGAACCACCACCTTCTTTAACATCTTGTCTTCCTAAACTACCACCTCCACCACCACTACCGCCCATCATAGCACTAACACCAGCAGCACCGGCAGCGCCAAGAGTGGCAGCGGCAGCGCCAAGAGTTAGTGTTTTTAGAGTGTTTACGATAGTATCACCAACAGTATTAAAAACACTACCAAGTCCTGTTATACCAGTACCAATAGTTGAATTTGAATTAATTAAGTTATACATTTGGTCATTAAGATTTTTAATACCAAAAGAAACTTCTCTCATAGTACCTTGTGTACTTGCCTGAATAGATATCATTTCCCTAAACAGAGATGATAGATTATCAATTTTTGATGAAGCTTGTTCAGCTTCATACGCATTTTCAGACATTATATTAGATAATTCAGCAATATCCTTTCTTTGTGCATTAAAGATATTGGATATGTCTTTGACAACTTTTGACATAACATTACTATTAGCAGCAGCTTTTCTGAACTCGCCAGATGCTTCTCCCATTGAAGATCTAATAGTTTTTGATAATAGAGATATGTCTGCTGTTGCTACTTCTGCCATTTTTATCCGCTACTTTTCTTTTTAAGTTCTTCTACTTGTTTTAGGTAATCAACCAACATTTGAACATAAATGTCTCTTTCAAAAGGTATAAGATTTTCTAAGTCACTAATTGAATATTTATGATGTTGAACTAACGAAAATATAGTTGAATAATAGTTTTCAAGAGTATTATGGTTTAACGCCAAGTAAAAAAATCATTTAACGAAGACAATAAGATTTCTCTTTTGTTCCCTAATGAATTTTCATATTCTATTTTGTATTCCATACGAGGAACACTTAAGAGAAAATTTTGTACTTTCTCAAATGTCTTAATATTCAATCCATCAAGAAATTCATTTAATTCTTCTCTCTTATAATCAGATGAATTATATACCTGATCTTCGTAATATATTGATTCTATACAACGAATGATCAGTTCAAACATGTAATCTTTGTCAAGACTTAGAAATTCCTTGTCATCATAAAGAGATGCTGATGGATATTTCATTACTATTCCAGATTTACTGGTTATCTTGATATTATTATCAGACTTTTCTGGAAATTTTACTTCAACATCATCCAGATTTACATCAAACTCATATACTTTGTTGTCCTCATTATCTCTGTATGATACTTTAATAAGATTATCTACAGACAAAGACCTTAATTTAAGAAAAATATATTCAAGATCAAATAGTGCTAACTTGTTTACATCAAATTTAGGATCAACAGAACAATTATTAATTATTTGTTTAATTGATGTTAGAATATCAGTTGGTGTTTCACTTTCCTTTGCCATCAATAAAAGTTTTTCTTCCTTCACCAAAAACGGTCTAAACTGAAAGTCTTTTTTTAATGAAGGAACTTTTATTTTATGTACAGGATAATCAATTTTAGGCAAACTAGACATTTTTTACTCCATGATTTAAGGATTTAATTGTATTCGAGAACTTGCTCCTCTTAAATTATTAGTTACTTGCTGTTGTTGTGGCGCTAAACCAAAACTTTCAACAACAAATTCGGTATATACGAGAGATACATTGAATCTCATCAAATTCGAATCACCCCATGATAAAGGTATTTCTCTTATAGAGGCAGGGAAGCATTCAAAAAGATCAATTCTTTGAATATTTCTTCCAAAATGATCATAAAAATATATTAATACTGTTGAAGAATATTCGTTCTTATAAGCTGAAGAATATGAAGCGGTTCCGTTTGGTGTAGCAGAATTATATTCAAAAATAGCTCTTGTCCAGTTATACCAAAACTGCCAGAATTCACAATAATGATCTCCTAGCATTGATATACTAACTTCTTGAAACTGAGCATTGTATGGCTGTTTCTGTGTTGGACCAACACCATATCTACTATTATCAACAGTTTGTAATGAAATACCAGGCGCTCTTACCTGATCAATACGAAATGACATATTCTCAGCAATATTACCAGTAGCAATATTTCTATTCTGAACATTGTTCAAAAGAATAGGAGGAGTTTGGACATATACATTGAACGAATTATTATCAAGATAACCAAATTTAGCTATATTTGTTCTGAATTTTTCTATATTAAATGGCATGGTTATCCTTTAGTACGGGGGTCTACTACCCTTATAATTTCTATTATAACTCCACTGTTCAAATGGCAACAATGCTACATATGCCCAATCGTCTGGATCAACATACATAAAGCTTTGTCCAATCACATGACCCCATAGATATCTCTTGACGCATACTTTATATCTTGTGTTTGTATAAAAACTTTCAAGAAATCTTTGTTGCTGAATCATCTTTTGTGGTTCATCATATTTATCATTATCTTTGATAGAATCCATGAATGCAAGAACACCAAGTCTCTCATTTGGAGGAAGATAATGAAGATTAACTCCCAAAAACCCCTTAGAAGTAAATTTGATAGGAAAAACAAGTGGATATCTATCCCAATATGGAAGAACATCCTTGTATTTGGCATCATAGTTAAAGAAATACATCTGGCCTGCTACTGGCCCTCTGGTTTCTCTGAATGTTTTTATTTTTCCAGACTTACCATAATCTTTAACAAGTTTCTTAAACCAATCTGCTGCGTCTCTTGAAGTCTGACTGATATTTCTAGTCAGATTTCGCATCATATTGATAAATCTGTTTTCTTCTGCCATTATTTCACTCCTAATTCATTTTCTGTCATAATTATAAATTCATAGCCTCTATCTTTACAATATTCTCTGGCTGCTTTCCATTTCGCTGAATTGACACCCCATGTCATGACTTCATTGAGATATTTACGGCTTTTTCTTTTTGATTCTGTCAAAACGGGTGGTTGTGTCTGTTTATATGGCTTGATTTCTATCAAAACAGTTTTTGAGCCTGTTCTTGACTTATAATTCACTGTAAAATCAACGAAGTATCTGTGTATTCTGTTGTCTACCGGGGATCTATAAGGAATAATAGTTTCCTCACTTTGCCACCATAATACATTAGAATCGTGGTCAAGCTCGTACATGTATTTGAATTCCCACCAACTTCTGTAAATTATGTTGGTGGGGTCTCCTTTGTATTTATTAGGATTTGTGGGTTTAAATATACCTTTATGTGTCGCCATTCTTTTAAATCTATGATAAATAATATAAATGTATTTATCTTAATCATATAGGAGCAAAATGGCCGTTCCAAACTTTCCTAGCAAACCTAGAAGCGGGTTTGATAGTATGTCTTTCCCCAACGATTTAAAATCAGGTCAGAGACAATTCTACACAAATATCACTTTTATGGACTATAGCTTTGATACATCATCACTTATGCAAGGTGGTGCGGGTGGCGGCGCTATGGTAACTCTTCCCATGCCAAGAAGACTCAATGATGCTGAAAACATCATTTGGGAAGAATGGTCAGGTATGGATAAAATGCTTGGATTGGCCCAGACTATTGCCCCACCCTCTGCTTTGGTATCAGCATTAACTACTGGAGGTGAAATGGCCTCCATAGGAACTGGTTTGGCATTAAATCCGTTCATGTATATGATGTTCAAAAGACCGCAATTCAAAGAACACACTCTTTCTTGGACTTTGACTCCAAACAGTCAGCAAGAATCTGATACTCTAAGAAGAATAATTAATAAATGTAAAAAGTCTGCATTACCATCTACAACGGGTTCTGTTTTTCTAATGAAATATCCACAAGTTGCACAGGTAACTCTAAAAGCATCTGGGTCTGATAGATATCTATACAAATTTAAGCCATGTGCAATTATATCTGTACAGGTGGAATATACAGCAGCCGGTATGCCGTCTTTTTTCAAAAGTGGTGCCCCAACAACCGTAAATCTAACTCTACAGTTGAAAGAAATACAACTGTGGAAATCAGATGATATTCAGGACGTATAAATGTCTGGTAAATATTTCGATAAATTTCCCATCATCACATATGCTAATAATCAAGTAGTTGATATTACAAAAAGAACAGCTTTACTTGAAAGCATATCAGCCAATTCATATGCTCTTTATTCGTATGAAATAGATTCAAATGAAAGAGCAGATCAGCTAAGTTATAGATATTATGATGATCAATATAAAAGTTGGATTTTATATTTTTCTAATAAAATAATGGACCCATATTATGAATGGTACCTAAGTGATAATGAACTTGTTGATTTTGTTGTAAAAAAATATAATTCATATTATGATGCACAGACAAAAATAAAATATTACAAAAATAATTGGTATGATGCTGAAGACATTAATGTTAGTACATATGACGCTTTGCCAGCAAATATGAAAGAATACTGGGAACCAAACATATCAGGAACTAAAACACTTGGATATAAAAGAAGAGAAATAAATTGGACAGTCAATACTAATAAAGTTATACAGTATACAGTTTCTCAGGGTAACAATTTTATTAAAGACGAAATCTGTAATATAGTTTTTGACGAATATAATTATGGTAGAGCACAGGTTCTATCTAAATTCGATAATAAAGTTTATCTACAACATGTATCTGGCGTTTTCTATGTCAATGAAGAAGTAAGTATTACTTCCAACAGTTATATCTATGGAACAGAAAGTAAAGCAAATGTTGTATTTACAGATGTTCTTGCTGTTGCAAATAATATTGAGGAAGAAGAATTGATATATTGGAATCCTATTACATACCTTGAATATGAAAATGAAAAGAATGAATTTAATAAGACAATAAGAGTATTGGAATCAAACCTAAAACAAACTATGGTGGATAATTTAACAGAACTTATGAGTGAATAATGACGGGAAGAGTTAAAATTAAATCTGTTAAAGTAGGGGATATTGATGGTACAAAACCAGAGTCTCCTATAGCTGGATTTAATATCTATGAAGACATTTTAAATCCTTATGGGCCATTGGCAGAGATACGTTTTGTCGATCCGACTGATGCTCTTGGTCAAAATAGATTAAATGGTTCTTATGACAAAGATGTAGAAATAAAATTTGGTCTAGACGACAG